GGAAAAGAATATAATCCTAAGATAGCTATTGACGCATTCTTAAATATATTGGATAATAGCCTTGAGGTCATATATCGTGGCTGGCAACTATGGGTAAGGAAAAAATAATGCTCGAACCAGTATTTGAGGACAGAAAAGATTTTGACTGCCAGGATTTATATTTACTTACAGTAGGTACAGAGGCTGGAAGAGAGATATGGGATACCTGCCATGAAATTGCACATATGCTGATTAAAAAGAATATTGCTTATGGCAATTCCGCCCTAGAACCTGTGCGTATATTTTCAAAGGCGGGACCAAGAGAACAACTTCATGTAAGAATTGATGATAAATTAAATAGATTAATGAAGGGTACAGAATATCCAGGCGATAATGATATTGATGATTTGATTGGATATTTAGTCCTTTTAAAGATTGCCAAGCAAATGTCTAGTTGATTTTTTAGTCGACTAGGAATATAATATAGATATATGGACATTGAATTAGCTGATCATTTTGATCGCATGAATAAGGTAGTAGAGGAATTGCTTAAGGGTAACAACCCTACTCAGATTGCCACCGTCACGGGCTTTAAACGGGCGGAAGTGTTAGAGTATATCGATGAGTGGAAAGAGGTCGTTAGAAACGATTCTGGGGCTCGTGACAGGGCAAAGGAAGCCATCTCTGGCGCAGACCAGCATTATGCCATGCTTATAAAAGAGGCATGGAGAACCGTAGAGGACGCAGACCAAGCGGGTCAATTAAATATAAAAGCTACTGCCTTAAAATTAATTGCAGACATTGAAGGAAAAAGAATTGGAATGTTGCAAGAGGTGGGACTGCTAGACAATGCAGAGCTAGCAACGCAGGTGGCGGAAACAGAAAGAAAGCAAGAAATACTTGTTAAGATATTAAAAGAAGTAACTGCAACATGCCCTAAATGCAAGATGGAAGTTGCAAAGCGTTTATCACAAATTACTGGAGTAGTAGACCCAGTTGTAATTGACGCAGAGGAAGCTAGTGGATCTTAATTTTAATGATCTCATTGATATCCTAGATGGAGAGGAATTTGATGAAAGGCCAGTCGACTTACGAACATTTGTTACAAGTCCAGATTATCTCGCATTACCCCCACTTTCGGAGTACCAGTATACACTCATTGAAAAGAGCTCACAAATATATAAAGAATCCACTCTTATTAAGCTCTTTGGTGAGGCTGAAGGGGAGCGCCGTTTTAAACAAACATGTAACGAAGTAATTGCTCAATTAGGCAAAGGAAGCGGAAAAGATTATTGTTCTACGATATCTGTATCCTATATAGTATATTTATTATTATGTCTTAAAGATCCCGCCACATATTACGGTAAGCCGCCAGGGGACACAATAGATATCATTAATATTGCCATTAACGCACAACAGGCCAACAATGTATTCTTTAAAGGGTTTAAAACACGTATAGAAAGATCTCCTTGGTTTGCTGGAAAGTATGATCCAAAAGCTTCTGAAATTAGATTTGATAAAAATGTAAATGTTTATTCTGGACACTCAGAACGTGAAGCATTTGAGGGATATAACGTTATCGCCGTAATCCTTGACGAAATCTCTGGCTTCGCCACAGAAAATACAACAGGTCACGATCAGGCTAAAACGGCAGACGCTATATATGATATGTATCGTGGATCTGTTGTGTCTCGTTTTCCAGAGTACGGGAAGGTTATTCTTCTTTCATTTCCCCGCTTTAAAAATGATCCTATCCAAAAATTTTATGATTCAGTAATAGCAGAAAAAGAAACTGTAGTTCGAAGCAAACTGTTAAAGATGGACGAGAACCTTCCAGATGGAACAGAAGGCAATGAAATAACAGTGGAATGGGAAGAGGACCACATTATTTCATACACTATCCCAAGAGTATATGCCCTAAAAAGACCTACATGGGAAATCAATCCAACCAAGACTATAGATAATTTTAAAGTAGAGTTTTATAAAAATATGCCAGACGCCCTTGGTCGATTTGCTTGTATGCCACCAGAAGCAATTGATGCCTTCTTCAAATCAAGAGAAAAAATAGAAAAAGCATTTAGCAACATGGCTTTAGCTGTAGATAGTTTTGGCAGATTTGAAAATTGGTTTGCCCCAGATCCAGACAAAGAATATTTTATACATGTCGACCTTGCACAAAAGCATGACCATTGTGCGGTGTCTATGTCACATGTTCAGAGATGGGTTAATGTAAAAGTAACTGACACTTATTCTCAGCCCGCACCAATTGTTGAAGTTGATGCGGTTAGATACTGGACTCCGACTGCGGATAAATCGGTAGACTTTACAGAAGTAAAAGATTATATATTATCACTTAGAACCAAAGGATTTAAGATAAAGGTATGTACATTTGATAGATGGAATTCTCATGATATGATGCAACAATTAAAGCAATATGGAATTAATACAGAAACCTTATCTGTTGCAAAAAAGCATTATGATGATATGGCTATGGTTGTAATGGAAGAGAGGCTGACTGGCCCCAATATAAAGTTATTAATTGACGAACTTTTGCAGCTTAAAATTATGCGTGATAGGGTGGATCACCCAAGAAAAGGCTCTAAAGACTTGGCGGATGCAGTATGTGGATCAATATATAATGCAATTAGTAGAAGTAAATTTGAAACAAATCAAGAAATAGATGTACATACATATGACTCTCTAATGAGAAGACCCTCAAGAGATGATGAAGAGATTAGGCTTAATGTTATTAGGCCGCCCAAAATGCCATCAAGCTTGGCCGATGTACTAGACGGAATGGAAATACTATGAGTATATATCAAGATAAAGCTAAAGAATGCAAATGCTGCGGGAAGCACGTGCCTTTGCCTACTACCCTAAAGGAGTATGCGGGATATGTTCTCTGCCCTACCACGTTTGCAAATGTTGTTGAATATAAAAGGCTTTGGAGGTCCTTAGGATCCCGCCCTCCAGGCAATATTAGAAAACACTTCTCTGATTATGTCCAACAGCTTGTGGAAACAACAATAGATAAAAATGAGGACGGGACTATATAATAGTCCAAAGAGAGTATAATATAGATATGGATGAAGAAGATTATAATATGGATCTAGAACATTACTTGGAAATAGGTGCAATTTCCGTTGAGGGAATGGACGAAAAGGGCGAATTAATATTTGCTATACATGAAAAAGCCAAAGATGTTGCTCCAGAATTATGGGAAGCCCATATAAGATATGTTGATGAATCTCTTCTTAAATTATATGAAAAAGGTTTGATGCAAGTGGAATACAATGAAGATTTGGAAGCCATGCTGCATCTAAGTCCAGAGGGACAAAAATTGGCAAAAGAAATGGGTCTAATACAAATAGATCTGCCTGAGCCACCAAACAATTAGGAGAATATATGCCTTGGGAAATTAAAAGAAACTTTGCTGGATGCAAAGGATATGCTGTAGTAAAGCAAGGATCAAATGAATTAGTAGGATGCCATGCAGGAGAGTCGGCAGCAAAAGCTCAGATGAGAGCCCTCTACGCCTCAGAAGCAGATGAAAAAAAGATGAAGGATAAGAAAAAGAAGATTTACTAGACAAACTTTTTTCTCTTTGCTATAATATATACGGGTCGCCAAACGGGGCCCGTATAATAATTTATTCGCTTGAAGGAGGAATAAAATGGTAACACATTTAGGCCTGGATCTTTTTAAAGATCCATTTTTTATTGGTTGGGATCGCCATTTCAGAGATCTCGAAAAAGTAATGAATACATCAACTAATTATCCGCCATACAATTTAAAACAATTTGGCCAGGATTCTTATTTGATTGAAATTGCTCTTGCTGGATTCCAGAGGGAAGACATCATGGTTCAGCAGGAAAAAAATGTATTGACAATTTCAGGAGAAAGTAAATCTGAAAATGCCGAAGGTTATATTCATAAAGGCATCGGAGGACGAAGCTTTACAAGGACATTTTCTCTTGCGGAATATGTAGAAGTAACTTCTGTCATGATGAAAGATGGACTTCTCCGTGTTTCATTGATGAAAAGAATTCCAGAAGAAGCAAGGCCAAAGGTATTTGAAATTACCGACGGTGACGAGCTTGGAAGAATTTCTGAAATGGAGCAAGATGAATTGCTAGAGCAGACAGAGAAACAAGGCTTGCTTAAGCGAAAGAAGAAAAAATAGTATAATAGTCATGTCCATGTAGATGGACACGGGCTAATAGTTACGCCTTAGGATAGGACCTGAGCATGTCCTTCATAAACTGCTCACAACAATTTAAGGAGATGAAGTGCCAGCATACGATTACAAATGCATAATTTGCCAACATGAAAAAGAAGTTAGCAAATCAATTAGTGATGCAACAATGACAGAGATCTGCGATAAGTGTGGGGCAGCAATGGTCAAACAGTTTGGCACATTTGGTATTCAGTTTAAAGGTTCTGGCTTCTACAAAACAGATAACGCTAAGTAGTTACATGTTATAATTAACTTGTTATAAGATTTATAGCAAGGAGTACTTAGTTGACTAGGACAAAAACATGGAGATTATCCTTAGCCGCCATTTTAGGATTTGGTTGGCTTTTCCTTACGCCATTAAACTCCTATGCAACCTGCGTTAATCAACTACAAGCACAAACAATAGCCGCCGCATATGAAGGCGATG